TCAAGTCTGTATATGCCGGCGCCATATTTGTAACATAGTGTGGGTTTGCTGACGTTCCCTGATTCTACTGCAACGAATCTATAAAAATGTCAGGCTAATTTAAATTATGGAGATATACTATGTCGAATATTCAACTCATGCATTTTATTAATGGCGAAGACATTATCGGTGATGTTACCGAAACCACTGGCGAACATTTTGTGGTAGAAAATCCATGTTCCATTTCGTTGGTTCAAGGTGAGAATGGCCAACCTTCGTTGAGTTTGCAACCGTTAGTATTTTTCTCTAAGGATAAAATTGTCCGACTCAATAAAAGTCAATCGATGTACATTGTTGGGGTTGACAATCAGATAGAAATGCAGTATAATCAAATCTTCGGCAACCTAATTGTGCCCCAGAAAAAGATTATTACTTGATGTCAAAATTTTATACGCACTTCACTCGTCGTGGAAACAACATCCTCGAAATCGGATATGAAAATGGTAAGAAGTATGCAAAGAAAGTTGGGTACAATCCCACCGTCTATATGTCTACTGACAAGCCCACCGGATGGAAAACTCTCGACGGGAAAAATGTTCTCCCGAAAGAAATGGACAATATGTCACACGCCACAGACTTCTTGGACAAGTATTCTGATGTCGATGGTATGCAAGTCTACGGCACAAAGAACTATTCTTATGCTTACATAAACGAACAGTACCCCGATATTGTTCAGTATGACAGGTCGTTATTGCGTGTAGCTAATATAGATATCGAGGTTGGTTCTGAGAATGGATTCCCCGAACCATCTAAAGCCAGTGAACCACTGACCGCAATCACGTTCAAGATGAACGGCCATTACTATGTGATGGGATGCGGCGCATATGATAACACTCGCAAAGATGTAACCTACTATGAGTGTACTAACGAACGGGATTTGATACTGAAGTTTCTAGAACTTTGGAACAATCATTCCCCCGACATTGTAACCGGATGGAACGTCCAGTTTTTTGATATTCCATATTTGTATAATCGTATCACCAATGTGATGGGTGAGTCTGCAGCTAAACGACTCTCGCCTTGGCGCATTGTCGGTGACCGCACCACAACTATAATGAATCGATTGCACATTGCTTTTGATATTGTGGGTATTGCTGTCCTCGATTATCTCGAAATGTATAAGAAGTTTGTTCCTTCGAATCAAGAAAGTTATCGACTGGATCACATTGCTTTTGTAGAACTCGGTGAACGTAAGTTGGATTACAGTGAGTATGAAAATCTAAACCAATTGTATAAGAATGATTTCCAAACATTCATTGACTATAATATTAAAGACGTCGACTTGGTCGATAGAATCGACGATAAGATGAAACTTATTGATATGGTTCTGGCTTTGGCGTATGACGCAAAAGTTAATCTGTCTGATGTATTCACTCAGGTTAAGATGTGGGATGTGTTGACTCACAACTATTTAATGAAGAAACATATTGTTGTCCCCCAGAAAAAAACATCTGTCAAGACCGAGAAGTATGAAGGTGCCTATGTCAAGGAACCAATTCCTGGCCGATATAATTGGGTGTGTTCTTTTGATTTAAACTCACTCTATCCACATTTGATTATGCAGTATAATGTTTCTCCAGAGACTTTGATTGATGAGGCGGCCCAAAAACATTTCTCAGTTGATCAATTGTTGAGTGGCGAATTCCAGAACACGGGTGAACATTGTTTGGCTGCAAATGGGTTTTCGTTCCGCAAAGATGTACGTGGGTTCTTGCCCGAGATGATGGACACTATGTATACTGATCGGTCGAAGTATAAAAAGTTAATGCTCGAATGGGAACAGAAGAAAGAATCTGCCACGACTCCCGAACAGAAACAGGAATGTATCAACAACATCTCAAAGTATTTCAGTCTGCAAATGGCAAAGAAAACTCAGTTGAACTCTGCCTATGGTGCAATCGGTAATCAGTGGTTCCGGTTCTATGACATCCGTCAGGCTGAGGCAATAACACTGTCCGGTCAGTTGGCAATTCGTTGGATCGAACGCAAAGTCAATGTCTATATGAATAAGATACTGAAGACTGACGGTGCGGATTATGTTATCGCATCCGACACAGACTCTATCTATATGAATCTTGGCCCATTGGTTGATGCTGCGTTTAAGAAAGGTTTGCCCGAAACCAAGAAGGTGATCGACTTCTTAGACACCGTATGCGAAGAACGAATTCAACCATACATTGACAAGTCCTATCAAGATCTTGCTGATTATATGAATGCCTTCGATCAGAAAATGTTTATGAAACGTGAGGCGATTGCTGACACCGGAATCTGGACCGCAAAGAAACGGTACATTCTAAATGTTTGGAACAACGAAGGTGTTGCGTACAATGAACCCAAACTAAAGATGATGGGTATCGAAGCTGTAAAGTCTTCGACTCCTATGTCGTGTCGAGACAAACTTCGTTCTGCTTTGAAAATCGTTATGAACGGCACCGAGGATGATTTCCACAAGTTTAACCAAGACTTCCGTCGTGAGTTTAAGGATCTTGCGTTTGAGGATGTTGCGTTTCCACGAGGTGTTTCTGAACTCACCAAATATACTGATCATCAAAGCTTGTATAAGAAAGGTACACCTATCCATGTCCGTGGTGCTTTGGTATACAATGATTTGTTGAAGAAACACACACTAACCAAGAAGTTTGAATCTGTCAAGGACGGAGAAAAGGTCAAGTTTTGTTATATGAAAATGCCAAATCCGACACACGAAAATGTGTTGGCGATCGTGTCGGCTCTACCTAAAAAGTTCGATTTAGATAAATATATAGATTATGATCTACAATTTTCAAAGGCATACTTAGAACCATTGAACGGAATTGTAAACACATTCGGCTGGACGTGTGAACCGGTCGCAACACTAGCAAGGTTTTTCAAATGACTATACCACAAGAATATTTAGATTTAAGAACTCAAGAAGATTTTGGATTTAGTGCCGTAGATGAATCGGAAGTTACTCAGGTAACTAATGAGGAAACTTTAGAGACCACTATTATCCGTGAGACTGTATCAACTTCCAATGAATCTATCGCTAGACTCGAACAGAAGATCGATAGTGTTTTGGCTATCTATGAACAAACTACTTTTGGTTTAGATTCCCAGAAACAACAGATGGAAGATTCTTTTGCAACAAAAGAAACTGAGCTCATTGCATCAACCCAATCAAAACTTGCTGAGCTTGAAAAGATGATTGTGCCTCTTTTGGTGAATCTGATGAAGAACCCCGAGAAGGAATATATTTATTGGCCAGATCGAAAATCAAAACTTGAAGAACAGGTTAATAGGGTCATCGCTTTAACTAGAGGTTAAAATGTATCTTGCGTTGTTGATGATTGTAACGGGGTTGTCTGTATCCGCTGTTGCTGCTTACTATTCGATTGCGGGACTGATAGCAATTTTTGCGGCCAGTCCTATTTCCATTGGTGTTATGGGAACAGTTTTGGAGGTTGCAAAACTTGTCGCTGCCAGCTGGGTTTATAGAAATTGGAATAATGCTCCAAAATTGTTAAAGTGGTATTTCGTTACTGCTGTCAGTGTTCTGATTATGATTACCTCATTGGGTATTTTTGGGTTCCTATCTAAAGCCCATGTAGATCAAACCATATCAATCGGCGGTAACAACAGTCTAAGGATTGAGTCCATAGAACGGAGAATAGAAAATGAACGAAGAAAGATTGGAGATGCTACAACAGGTATTGAACAGATTGACCAACAGGTTCAGCGGCTTATTGACTATGATAGAATCCGAGGGCCATCCGGCGCCATTGAAACAAGAAAATCCTCATCCGCAGAACGAGAATCTTTAAATGATATTATAACACAGTCTTACACTGCCATTGAATCTTTAGAAGATGAAGTGATGCCGTTACGTAAAGAACGACTCAACTTGGAAGCGGAGGTTGGACCATTAAAATACATTGCAGCCTTTGTTTATGGGGAAACCGACCCAGAAATCTTAGAGCGGGCTGTAACTTGGGTTATAATTATAATAATATTTGTATTCGATCCTCTAGCTGTTTTGCTTCTAATTGCAGGAAACTATTCTCTGATGATTAACTCCCCGCCTAAACCCCGTCAGGCGGCGCCAGAGGTCGTGTACGAGGACTATGAAGGTCTTGATGAAGAGGAACCCATAATAGAAGAATTAGAGATCGAAAATCCTGAAATGAATACCACCACACTTGACCCAATACCAATGAATGGGGCTGAATTGAACAAATTAATGGACCAACAAGGCAAGGGCGGAAAAAAACGCAGAATCCGAGGCCGAGGCCGTTAATGATATTGACTTATATCGTCTAATGTGTTATACTAGATCTCAAATAACACAAGGACTATATCTATGTCAAATTTTTTTAATAACTTAGTTGATGAATTGAAAGATGAGGATACTAAAATCCTATCTGAAGGCGGTGCTTCTGCCGAGTATACAGGTTGTATTGATACGGGGAGTTACGCACTTAATGCTGTTCTCTCGGGTAGCATCTACGGTGGTGTTCCCAACAATAAAGTCACCGCATTCGCTGGTGAATCTGCAACGGGTAAGACATTCTTTGTCTTAGGAATCGTAAAACAATTTTTAGATTCTAATCCGACAGGTGGGGTAATCTACTTCGACACCGAAGCGGCTGTCACGAAAGGTATGATGGAAGACCGAGGTATCGACACGTCACGAGTTGTGATCTCAGAACCAGATACCATTCAAAAGTTTCGCCACACCTCACTGAAGATCATTGAGAATTATTCTGCACAAAAAGAAAGCAAACGTGAACCGATGATTATGAT